GATTCGCCAAGAACTTGAGCCAGTTTTTCCAGACCGCGATGATGGCGGACATATGTTTCTGAGTCGTCACGTGCGATCTCAGATAGAGGAGTTCCGCTCTTAAGTTTTTCACACACCAGATGGAGAGACGTATGTTTTCCAGTTGGGAATGAGCCGATGGTGACGTAGTCGCCTGACTTTGAACAATAATCCAGGTTTTGTTTAGGAGAGCCTTTAGCTGGCTCAATGTGGCTTCCAGTTGGAAGTATTGCTTTAACTTGAGAGAATCGTTTTCGTTGTTTAAACTGTACGTAGCCCTGAAGATGAGGTGTTCCTGTTCCAGGAGCGATTTCTTTGCCGATGACAGCAAGTAGAGCAGACTCTCGTAGTCGCTCAATGGTACTTGTAGGTTCTGTAGGGGCATAATTGTTAGTAGTAAAACACCAAGACTTGGTTTGAGAAGTAACTTTATTAGACATAAGTTTAGGTCGGTTGAAACAGAGCAGAGCGCTCGCCCTTAAATGAGCAATAGAAGAATTTTTCCACAAGCAGTGTCTCAGCAGTTGCCTGATGTTGATCAAACATGTAGTGGTATGTACCCAAGTAATCAGCGCCTCCGGGAGGAGCGGCAAGCAGCATTGCTGTGTCCTGCCATGAGGAACGTACTTGTAGAGTGTTGCTGCCTAGACTAGTGTTCTGCAAACCATTAAACACGTAGTGTTTAGGGCGCATGTAGAGTTTTAGAGTGCCACCATATCGTGTAGTCTTGACTCCAGGCATGTTCATCAGGTCAGCAAACGAGGGAGCGGGTTTATCGTTGTTCCTCGCTTGTGCGTTTGGAAGCACAAGACCAGCCATGCGTTTAGGGTTGACACCAGTGCCAGAGGTGGTTGTAGTGGCAACCATTTGCCGGTAGACGGGCGTTATTTTTATAACAACGAGGTTGCATTTGAACTGACTGTACTTTGTAGCCATGAGCGAGACTGATTGTGTGCTTCGCCCAGTAACGGGCTTGGCCATGTCACCCCATGAGAAGATATCGTGCGCAACTGGTATAGTGTTATTGTATGAGTGTTCTTCATTAGTGTAGAAGCGAGCATATCTCGCTTGTGACTGTTGGCGGTGTGCGCGCCTTGAACGCAACACTTTGCGTACTCGGCGATAGGCGCGTTGTACACGTACCTTACGCACAAGCTGTGCTTTGCGCGATGTAGCGGTACGCTTGTACAGACGTGTTCGTCGTAGGTAGGCCATTGTTGAGTGTGAGTGTGCGCTACTCGCGCATGCGCCTTATATAGCCCCGTGGGTGCTGATAAGGTTGTTATGTGCATTTGTGCACGTTCGTGGGTAATACTATTCCACGAACGTTGATGCGCAGCGGCGCTGCGACATGTGCACAATGGGTTGCTATGGACATTTTGTAGTTCCATGTTCCACCGCTACTTGTGACGTTGCGCCTTACGGCGCAACGTTTTGCTAACAGATACACACTTAAGTTTAATTTAATTTAGGACTGGTTTTTAAGTTTAGTTCATTACTTTTATTTCATCGATTCGTCTTAACAGAGCGTGTATTTGGGTTAGGTAGGATGGGAAGGAGTACCATTGGGTTACAGGTTTATTGGATGTAATGTAAACAGATTTAGCTAAGAATTGAGTGAAGCCACCCTTCACTGGAACTCTGTGGGGGTATCGGTCAAGGATTCGAAGCATCTCATCGAATTCAATCCATCCATAGAAGTCATCGATGATGACATTGGACTGCCCGGAGTAGCCGTCCCACCACTTTCCACGAGGCTTATAGTAGGTAGGTTCTGATCGACATCTCTCTGCTGCCAGTCTGGACTTTCCGACGCCTGTTGGGCCAATGAAGACAGAACAATGAGTCTTGTAGTCTCGGACGGTTGATTCGCCAAGAACTTGAGCCAGTTTTTCCAGACCGCGATGATGGCGGACATATGTTTCTGAGTCGTCACGTGCGATCTCAGATAGAGGAGTTCCGCTCTTAAGTTTTTCACACACCAGAT